CCTGCGTTTCATTGGAAGGTGTCAATGGGCTACTTTCTGCTGGTGGACCGTCCGTTGCACTTTTAACTTTTTCTGCCTCTTCTTTGAGCAATTCATTTTCGGCCTTCAGATTTGCATTTTCTTTTTCCAATGCAGCGACTTTTTCAGCTAATGCTTTATTTTCTTTCAAAGCATCCGCCAGCTTATCATCTTCAGTTACAGGTTTTGGCGAATCAGGTAATGCTAGAATTTGATCCCGGGTAAGCACTTTGTCAAATCCGGGCTTTTCTGTAAGCATATAATCACTCTTTTCGTTGAGATAAACGAATTGAACATGCTTGCCACCAGGGCTTGAAACAAAGGCTTTTAAATTATCAAGCATACAGAAAATTGAAAATGAATTAATATGTTATCCTGCCTGTCTCACGCCAATACGTCCCATCAAAAAACAGGTTAATAAATCCCGTTTTATTTGTGGTAAGGGTAAGTTTGCCTTGTGTTATCCAGTTGGAGCCGGTAAATTTTAGGAAGGGTGTGCCTGAAGCTGCGGTTATAAATAGTTTTATTACATCTCCCGTACTATCGGCGGTAATAACGGGCTGTTTAAGAGTAAAGCTGTCAAGTAGCTGCACATAATAAATGTTTTCGTAGGTGTGGGGCACCAAAACTGCGCTGTCGGGACCGGCTTGGTCAACCAGTGTTTTGTACGAAAGGTTTAAAGCACGGAAAGTATTGTCGCCATGGTTACCTGCTGAATCAAAACGGATACCGCGCGCTGCCTGCGCATTCGATTTTACAACTGTAAAAACAAAGGCGGCTAAGACTAATATGCTAACTAAGATTTTCACTTGATAAGTTTTTATTGGTTAATACCCTTTTCAATTAAGGGTTTAAATTTTATTCGTTAAAACTTGCTTCGGTCAGTGTGGTGTATAAAAACACCTGTTCACTAAACCCATACTGAACGTCAAATTTCATAAGCCCTTTCAAAAAGAACAGCTCGCTGTTGTTCTGCAAACGCATCAACTGCAACTGGTTGTCCTCGGTACTGTTCAGGCCCACGTACAGGTTGCTGCTTGTGTCAGGCAAACCTTCGCAAAACACAATTGTGTTATCTGCCATACCAGCCAAGGGCACAATTTCATAGCCTTTAAATTTGTTAATACCCTTTTAAGTGGTGTTGACGCCTTTGAAATTTTGAGTGGTGGTAATGTAAGTCTGGTAGATTTGTTCTGTGGCGATCGAAACAAAAAACTTCATGCGCTCATACCTTGAAGGGCGGCTAAGCAAAGCTTTCTTGGTAGTGGCGGCTAAATTAATAAGCGCATTAAAGGCATCAACAATGTTATAATTTCCGCCGCTGGTAGCTTGGTCAGTCAACGTGCCGGGATTTGCCACTTGTTGTACTGCAGCATCGTTTACCATTTTCTTCAGGAATCCATCAAAGAAGCAAATTTGGCCGTTGCCAGGGCTGCCGGGTGCAGCGGTATAAGTTGTTGAACCCTGCCACAAACCGAGTTCAATTTGTTCAAACACGCGGTTCATCGCTATTTGCAGCATGTAGTTTTCTGCTGTTACCGGCAGTTCACGCGCAAGCAAGGTTGGACTCAGCTGTTCGGCCAGCCAATGAGCTTCAAAATCGCGGGGGTTAAATTCCCAATAGGCCATGATATCCAGTGGTTCCAGGGTACGGCCGTCAATTACAAAAGTTCCGCCACCCACGGGGGTTGCGGCGCGCTTTTGCAAGGGGTTGGTAACATCCACGCGCCCAATAGTGTGTTGCTTTTTTATCCCATCCTGGACAAAGGCTGCGCCTTTTTGTACAGTGTCCATGCTAAAGGTTGCCGGCAGCCAAAAGTAGGATGCGAATGTACCGGCATATTGGGTATCGTTTATAACTAAAGCCATTGTATTGCTGTTTTAAAATTTATTGATGTATTGGCAAATGCAACATTTACTTTTTATTCTTAATACCTGCCATCACTTTAGCCTGTAAGTTCATGGCGGTAGTAGCCATTTCTCCTGCTGCAAGCCTGTTTTCAACCGGCTTCAACTTTGCGGCTTCTTTATTCAGCGGCAATTTTTTAAGCATGTTTTCAACCTTTGCAAAATCATCTTTCGCAAGAACTACCCACTCATCTATCACGGCGGGCTCATTTGTTATCCGGCCCTGTTCTGCATAACCGGTAACCATGTTCTTGGCCTTTTCTGTTTTCTCCCGGTCCTCTGCTTCCTCCTTGTCTTTGGTTATGGCATCAAGCTTGGCCTTGCAGTCATCATATTCTTTCTGCTTGGCCTTCATCTTTTTATCCATTTCCTCCATATCAGCCTTAAGCTTGTCCAGCTCTTCCTTATGGTCTTCGGCGGTTTTTTCGGCCTTTTTATTAAGGGCAATGATCTTCACCTCCAAGTCTTTATTCTTGTTGGCTATATCCATGATAGAGTTTAAAACTGCATCAGGTGTCGCTTCAGTATTGAGGCCCAGGTAAGCTGGTATTTTAAAATATCCGTTGATTGGATTGACAGGCTCCATAGTTGCTTTGTTTGAGATACAAAATTTATTTAAAACTTCCCGGCAGGTCGAAAAGTAACTTACCATATTTTGGGTTGCCGGTTTTTTGACCCATTTCAGATTTGCATCAGCGCTATTGAGGATTTCATCGCACAAGCCTTTTTCTTTCGCCTCAATGGCCTCAATAAAAGTGGTTCGGTCCATCATGGCAGCAACATCATTTTCACTCATGCCGCTGCGCTTGGAAACCATGGTTACAATACTAGATTTCATTGCATCCAGCATCTTTTTTTCGGCGGCCGTTGCACCTCCGGTAATAAATGGGTTATGATACATGAGTATGCCATAATCAACCATAATACGCCTGCGGCCAGCTTGAAATATAACACCAGCGATACTTGCAGCCATGCCAACGCAAACGGTGTCAACTGGTGTTTTGCTTTGTAGAATAGCATTATAAATAGAGTACCCGTCAGTGACGGATCCTCCTGGGCTATTAATCCAAACCTGAATGCGCTTTTTGCCTAAGCTGTCAAGCTGCAATAATTCAGTTTCAAAAGCAGCACCCATTATGCCATACCCTTCTGTTTCATCAAAACCGATATAGGTATTGATTAGCATAATAGGTTCATCTGCGGATGGGTCAATTGTGTAAGGCATGACGCAAATTAAAAAGCCCCCAATTGAGGAGGCTTGATGTAACTTACTTTGAAAGATTGGATAATTTAATTGCTGTTTTTTTGATAAAGCCTTTTTTCATCCGGCGAAAGACTGTTAAAAAAGTATCTCATCATATGAATAGCAGCCTCACTCGTTGACATCTCATTCTTTTCTGCAAAGCGGATGACCATCGAATGGATAGTTGGCGGAGGATAGCATTGCACATGCCTTTCCAGAGCCGAGCTTTTAATTTTGTTAATATTTTTTTTCTTTGTTGACAATTAAACTACTTTTTCTTCTCCTTGAGTTAACGGGCTGCCAAGTTTACCCTTGCTTGTGCTTTCAATGGTTAATATAACATTTATGCCGTTTCCTGTCGGCGGGGTGGTTGGCCAGCCTATAACTATCGTTAATGTAAATGTTCCGCTTCCACTATCGGTTATACTAAAGGTGTCGTTTAGCACGCGCCCAGTGCCATTTATTGTATAAAACCCAAGGCCGTACGAGTTGATAAATGTTGTAACCTTAAATCCAACAACGGCATATTTTGCACACTTCACAACCACACTATATGTGTCTTTATTGCTGGTTGTGCTGGTCTGCGTGTTGCTTTTGAAAAAGCAGGGCGGTGTATACCCTGTTTTGTACCTTCTTATCATGACGGCTGGTTTACGGTGTAATTAATTTGCTGATTCCCTGCGCTGTTAAGCCCCTTGAAAAGAAAGTACACCGAAGTATAATTCCCGGTTACTTCCGTTAGGTCGCCACTGTCAAGCCGCAATGTATTACCGCTGCCTGCTGTTACCGTTAATGTGCCACTAACGGTAAACTCTATTGTTACCACGCATCCCGGTATAGCGTTAGTCAAATCAAAATCTATAGTAAGGTTTCCGGTGATGGTTCCTAAGAAAACGTCTTTTTGCTGGTTGAACTTTACTGTATAATTCCCGCCAGGGGAGAGGGTGTTGTTTTGTTCGTTGGCGACATTTACACCGCATACCAATAAATTATCAAAATCCGTTATACCGCTGCCGCTGGCCGCTGCTGCAAAAACAATCTGCCTGATATTGTGTACGTTGCGGGTAATGCCATCAGTAAACAAAACCCCATCCGCGTTGAAAGTGTACTGAGATGTTACAATGGTCCCCACCGCCGTTTGGCCACCGCCTGGTGTAAATGAAGCCGCAGGCACTAAAAACACCTCCCCATTATAATATACCGCCCCGGCTGAAATATTAAATGCGCCACCAGTGCCACTGTTTAAACATCCGAAAAGGATGTAGGTATTTGTGCTGTCTGATTTAGCCCCTAAGAAATTATTGGCAATTGCCGTAAGAGCCTCCTGGTAGGCAAGCTGAAAAAATTGCAAGGTGCCACCTTTAAGCGGCATACCCACGGTGGTTGTTATGGCTGATGTATCAAGCTGTTTCATATAAAAGTTAATATGTTTGAATGTTATAAATCATTCCTGCCGGAATATATTGGTTAACAAATGCGCCTAAAATACTTTGTCTGTTCGCATCTGTTGAAGCTAAAGCGTTATATACTGCTACCGGCACATAAATAGTAAAGTTGCTCACACCTGTCAATAAATAGCTATCTATAATGTACTGTGGTGAATAAGTGGAATAAACAACACTGCTGTTGCCTATGCTGCCAGAAATAAATACTTCGGGTGGGACAATATTTCCTAAAATATAAATGTCACTCAATTTTGTTGCCGTGCCCGAGTCTCCAGTGCTGGATAAATTACTACCGGTGCTGGCGTAAGTAAAATTATTGGCATCAACAACTGTAATTTGGCTTACACCATTAAACGATGAATTGCTGAGAGCGGTAATAAACACATAATTTCCGGTTGCCAGCCCATGGCCCGGCGCTGTGATTGTCGCCACATTGGATGATCGCGCAACTGTAGTGATGGCTATTTCATTTGGCTGCAAGAAGTTTGTGCCAAACCACTTGTTAAGGGCCCAAGTAAGTACCAATGTTTGGCCATTATACATTATTCGTTCGCTCAGGCCAATGAAGTTATTTTGGATAGGTGTCCACCAAGTGCTATTTGCGGATGGGGTGTTGCTTGTGTTACCTGCTTGCAGCGATGAATAAAGTACTTTATTGTAAACCACCTGGGCATACTTAGCATACGTTGTGCCGGTGTCATAAGCCCCGATGGCACCAGTTCGGTATGTACCAAACCATAAATCCCGAAGCCACTGCATAGGCACAAGCAGGTTAGTAACAAAAGCTGTCAGCAGCGGATTTCTTTTATCCACTGGCAGGAGCTGCTTGCCTAGTTTACTATATGTAAGGTCGTAAATACTCATTTTGAAAAAACTATTATCAGTGTTTTATAAATAAACCAAACTCTGTCAAAAAGAGGCGCACCAATTGAGAATTTCCAAGTCTGTTTTATTAAACCTCCACACCGGAAAAGTTTGCTGAAAAAGGAACGGCGCTTAAATTTTACATCCATGAATTCAATTTAAGTTTATCACATTACCTACCATCAGCCCACCTTTAAACCGCATCCAGTAAATAATAAACGCGCCGGTATATTCATTGCCCAGCCAATCGGTGTAGGTCGCGGTTATATGCGTTCTGTAGCGAGTTGCCATGGTTATTCTGCAATGAATGTTAATGTGTTTGTTAAGTCCTGCCCGATTGTGTCTTCGCCAATTATATACCCGGCAACGGTATTCCACAATCTGCTAATTTCCTGCCCGTTCAATACAAGCGATGTGCCGCTGCCGAATGCTGTGCCATTTGCCCGCGCGCTCACATTTTGAAAAACAATGTCATCCACACCAGCCACAGCCTTAACAGATATCACCAAGTCACTCAGCCTTACCACACCGTCAAAGGGTATTGCCGCCAGGTAATTAGTAATCGCTGTAATCACATTGGCCTGTATAATCGCGCTGTATTGCCCTTGGTAGTAAATGGTGGCCTGAATATAAAGCTGGTCTGGATTGCCGGACGTTACCAAGTAAGTAACCCCTGCTATGCCTATACCGTTGGGGGGCGCTACATACGCCTGCAGTGCACTTAGCTGCAAAGCTGATAAAGCAGACGGCGGATTACCAGTCGCAACCTTAATCAAGACCTGATTAGCGTTTGTAGTGGTAACACTACAACGGCTAATTATCTGTAAAGTGGTATCCACAGTCGGGTAATACGGTGCAAGGCCTGCGGTAAACTGAATTATCTGCGGATTGGTTAATGAAAACTGAAAGGCAAGGATGTTTTTTTGCAACCATGCTTCAGTGGCGGGAGCTGCGCTGGCGGCAACACTTTCTACACTTGCGGTAAATATGTCAATCAGTTGTTCCAGCACGTTTATTGCCACAGCCACAATGAAGGTTAGCAGGTTATATATAGCCCGTTTGCTTGTGGAAGTTAACAACGGCCCCAAAGTAGGGTCGGCTGTAATGTTATCTAGAATCTGTTGCTGTATTGTTGCGGTACTCCGTGCCATCAAAATTATTTTTTAAGTATTCAACTGTAAACCGGTATCGGTAATAACCCGTGCGCCGATTTTGTTACGTGCCAAAATCGGTATTAAAGTCATTAGTAAAATCCCTTTGAATAATACTGTTAACAATGGTTATATCGGCTGGCGTTGATAAAGTGAATTTCTTTTGTTGATTATTAAAAACTGTTGTATCTATGAGGCAAGTCACAAAATGTATAACAAAGTGAAACTCCTGGTCATGGTCATGGTCGTAATCCTCACCCACACGTATCATTTCATTGCATCCTGTTGGAAGGAAATATGATAACCCGTCAACAATCCCATCCCGTACATCAAACACACCTAAGTTTTGTTCAAAATTGCCTAGCTGGTCATCATAAAATTCATGGATAAGATGGATTGAAAAACCAACATCTGATTGCTGTACAGCCTGCCCCAGCTGCTTATAATCCACTTTATTCACTATTTCCAAAAAAGCAGCGGGCTTGGCAAAATCGTAAAGCTTTCCCTCCTGTTCATACTTAAGATGGTTATTCCAAATATTCACAGTGGCTAGTAAGGGATTCCCATTTCCGTCCTGCAAGCCGGTAAGTTGTGTAAGTATATCCTGCACCGCTGGTTTGAGCCCTGCCATTATTCATTTTTTT